TGTTATCACTGGTCACCAATTTCGCGCAAAGAGACGAGTTTAACAATATGTTAAAATTGTCCAAACCCCTAACCTCATATGTTGGTGCTAACGTTGTTTCAGTGTTAGCATTAACCATCATGTTTGGCATGGGTCATTATCGTGTTGCAGCAAAGACAAATCTTTGTATGCCTGCCGCTGCTGCATTTTGTTGGTTAATGACAGCAGCCAGCGGCACGACACGACATTTACTTGTAAATCATGGTTTTGATGATTTGCCTCCACCAGCCCAAGAAGCAGTGCCCATTCTGCTAATTGATTCAGAAGTGATTCCCATCGCCCCAACTGGATCAGCAACAGTCACACGTGACATAATAGTTGCTGAGCCAGCTAAAGGTGAGGCTATTCCTGTTGGAATAGTCTTGCATGATAATCAACCAGTTGTTTATGGTCAAACACAAACGAATGCGTTTGTGTCTGTTTCGAATCGTGGACTCATTACCTCTACTGAGCCTTCAAATAGAGTAATGTCTGATCTGCGGGCATACGTGTGGACAAACATCAAACGGTTGTTTCCTGACTTTCAACAAATTGAAGGCAGTTACACACAATGGAACAATCGATATCCTGCCGCGCAACGTTTAGCACATGATAAAGCACGTGCCATGTTGCCAGACAACAAGGTTTACAAACGGAAATCCTTTGTTAAGGTTGAAAAACTTTTGTACAATGTTAATAACAAATTTATCGACAAAGCCCCTAGGTTAATCCAGGGCGCCCAGGACACTTACAATGTCATTGTCGGTCCGTGGGTTTATGCATTCTCAAAAGAATTAATACGTGTTTGGAATGCTGATCACAGCATTTTTTACACATCAGGGGCATCAGGAGAAGAGATTGGCGCGTGGTTGGATGAACACTGTAAATATTTGGAAAATGATTACAGTAAATTCGACTCCACAATCGGCCCCTCACTTTTGTTGTTAGAACTTGATATATATGCTCATTTTGGCATGCCAAAATACATACATGATATAATGAAGACAAATATCAACAAAAGTGGAATCACATGTACAGGTGTCAGTTACACGGTTTCTGGCACACGCCCTAGTGGTGACCAAAACACGTCATGCGGTAACTCCTTAATCAATGGCCTTGTCATGGCTTGGGCATTGAGCAAACATTATGTACACACATACAAAATGGTTGTTTTGGGTGATGACAATTTATTGTGCTATTATGGTGTTCTGGATGAAACTATAATGGCCACAAACATTACTCAGCTCGGATTAAACCCAAAACTGGTTTCAAAAACAAATCCCAATATATTGGAATATTGTTCTTCCCGGTTTTGGCCAACACCTGATGGTAGAGTGTTGGGACCAAAAATTGGTCGGTTTTTGACGAAAGTTGGTTGGATGTTGAATCCACCAAAAACTACACAGGCACAGCAAAGAATGTTTAGAGGAACATTAATGTCACATATTAATTCGGTTGGTCACGTACCAATCTGCAAGGAATTTGTTGACAGGATGCTGTATCTCATACCATCAAAACGATATGTCAAGGATACTGAGCACAGGTTGACAAACAAATCAATACACACTACATGTTCTGATACATGGAACATGGTGCATGATTTGTATGAATTGACAATTGATGATGTCAATAGCATAGTCAATGATTTTGCCAAATTAACACTTGGACAATCTTTTACAAATGTCTTTTTGGAAGTCATTTGTGGGATTGATTGTTAATTTGGGGTGGCGCCTCAGCCAACATAAAAAGGACAATTGTTAACTTCGGTGTCTTATTTTAACGTTTTACAGCGGTTTTAATCATAACAAGGTACTTTATTGCCATTAACATGACAAAAAGAAAATCAGCTAAGGCTGGTAAACAGAAAAAACAAATCAAACAACAACAACCCAAACGAAAACAACAACAACAAACTTCCGTCGGTGAAAAGGTTGGGGCTACCATTGGCAAATTTGTTGAACGAGGCGCACGCGGCTTGTTCCGACAAATTACAGGATTGGGGGACTACAAAATAGCAAGCAATACAATTGTTTCAAATGCGGATCCACCAATAATTACCAATGGCAAACGAACCAACCTGATCAGGCATCGTGAGTTTATCGCTGATGTTACAGGTAGTGTTGGTTATGCTAACACACTGTATCCTGTTAACCCCGGCAACTTATCCTCATTCCCTTGGCTAAGTTCACTTGCTGCAAATTATGAGCAGTATGTTTTCCATGGTCTTGTTTACGAATTCAAATCCACTAGTGCAGATGCATTGAACTCTACCAATACAGCACTAGGCACAGTCATTATGTCAACTGAATATAATGTTAACAATCCGTTGTTCACTTCAAAACTTCAAATGGAAAACTATGAATTTACAACAAGTTGTAAACCTTCCGAATGTATGTTGCACCCAATTGAGTGTGACACCACCCAGACACCTACGCGTGTATTCTATACACGACCTGTGCAAGGGCTTCTCACTAATGATCTTCGGTTTGTAGACATGGGCAATTTTCAAATTGCCACTGTCGGTATGCAAGCAGTCGCAACCATTGGTGAGTTATGGGCAACATTTGAAGTTGAATTGATTAAACCACGATTGTTCTCGGCTGTGGCTAGTGTTGGTGGTAGTGGTATGTGGTCAATGTCAGCAGTTTCTCCCGCAACTGTTTTCAATAATCACACACCGCTATTGTCCAATGCAATTGCTTGGGATTCATCCATGACTTTTTCTGGTACTACCTTAACTATTGCAAACAACATCATTTGGCCAGTAACCTCTAGATGGATAATTGTTTACTCACTAAATGGTGGTGCTGTTACGCCCGTCACAACTGTCCTAACTTATGTTGGTGCTAATTCAGTATCAACATGGGACAATGGTGCAGGACCAACACCCACCCATACATCAACTGCTGTTGGAAGCAGTGATGTATTTGCTTGCATTCTTGATTCTTTTCAGGTCACTGCCTCACCTTTTACTATCACCTGGAATGGTGGTACATACCCATCAGCAAATGGAGCGTCATTGTTCCTTTGTAGGTATGTTTAAGATGGTATCATGTCAATTTGTACATGTGTTAAAAAAACAACAACTGGGTTTGTGCTCAGGGTTTTATTGTGGGTTTCTGGTTGTTTACAGAAAACCACTGAATTCCAAAACAAATAAAAATTCAAAAAAAACAAAAATAGAAACAAAAA